CTTTTGCTAGTAATCTTGTTACAGGTGATGTAATAAATTTTATTTTAGTATTAGGAGATGTTTTAAATGTGGGTACAGTTAGCGACAATACTATTACAAACGACAAGTTAGCTACAGCACCTACACTTATATCAAAAGGTGCAGGCTCAGATTCTGGTGCAATACAATTAAACTGTGAACAAAATACTCATGGAGTTAAGATTAAAGGGCCACCTCACTCAGCATCTCAAAGCTATACACTAACTTTACCTAGCACAGCACCTGCTGTAGATAAGATGTTACAATCAGATGGTTCTGGTAATTTAAGTTTTGTAGATGCACCAAGCGGAGGAATGACATTATTAAATTCTACAACTATTTCGTCAGGCACAGCATCAGTAGATTTTAACAGTACATTGATAACTTCTACCTATAAGGTTTATGTATTTCATGTATTAGGTTTGTTTGATTCTGTAACATCTGGGTCAAATGGTTTTGGTATGAGGTTTTCAGCAGATAATGGTAGCACAGTTGTAAGTAGTGGTTATAGAACAAGAAATCGTAGATACAATGAAGGTGGATATGGTGATTATAGTATAAATGGTTCAACAATATCTGAGATGAGAGTATCAGAAGCAAATGGTGTTTATCATGGTATGAGTACAGGAGAAGGAATTGATTACATGATTGAAGTTTATGAACCATCAGCCAATAGACAAACTCGTATGCACTATAGAGGTTTCTCTATAGCAGACAGAAATACAGGATATGGAGATGAGTCAATGACATTTCATATTGGTGGGTCTTGCGAAGCTGAACCATCTATTGTAAATTTTATTAGATTTTTACCAAGGTCTGGTACATTTGAAAGTGGAACAATTAAACTTTATGGGATAAAAGCATAATGGCAATATTGAGAGCAAATAATAATACTTTATCTAGTGTAACTGCCTTGCCTTTTTCAACTGGGGGATTGGTCAAAATATCTACAACAACAGCAAGTGATGCAAGTGCAGTAGAATTTACAGAATTAAGTACAGCATCTACTTATTCTCATTTTAAAATAATATTAGATAATGTTACAGCATCTACAGATAATGCTGCTATATTTTATGCTCAATTTGGTACAGGTGGTGCATCACCTACATACTATACAAGTTCACATTATCAATCTGTTGGTGTTTCATCTTATGCTGGTGTAGCAAGTATGGGTCAACATCAAGCATATAATGCAGCACAAATGAATTTAGGTTATAGCACAAGTAGTGGGTATTGTTTTCCAGGTAGTACATTTGAGTATTTATCTGGAACAATAAATTTATTTAGATTTGCTGATGCAAACCATCAACCAAGTATTGTGTTTCAGTTCCATGCACCTGTTTCTGGAGTAGTAGAACAATCTATGGCTGGGAGTGGGAGTGTTTCACAAACTGCAAGTTTTGGTAATGCAACTGCATTTAAACTATATTGTAGCACAGGAAATATTAATGGCACATTTACATTATACGGAGTAATTGCTTAAAAAAAAAGGAGGTAATATGACTTATAAAACAAAAATGGTTAATGGTGTTGAGGTAAAACTTACTGCGGACGAAATTAAAGAACTTGAGGCTAGAGATAAAGAATGGGCTGAAGGAGAGAAAGATAGAAATCTAGCATTGATAAGGTCTGTTCGTCTAGGTATGTTAGAAGAAACAGACTTTTATGGAATGTCAGATGTTACTATGAGTAGTGATATGAAAACTTATAGACAAGCATTAAGAGATGTAACTAATGGATTAGATACTGTTGAAAAAACAAGAACAAAACTTGAGCAAGATAGTGATGGGTCTTATAAAAACTTTCCAACAAAACCATAGATAAATGGCAAGGACAAAAAAAATATCATCATCTAATGACATGCAAGATATTAAAACATGTCTTGCAAGATTAGAAGAAAAGGTTGAACATATACATACAGTCAGTTGCCAAAATGCAGCTGAGATAAAATCTTTGCGAACCCAAATGGCTATGGGAAAAGGAGGCCTTAAAGTTTTATTATGGATAGGTGGAATTACTGGTACACTTATAGCCATTTGGCAAGGCTGGTCAACAACAAAATAGGAGAATATATGGCACATATTTATGACATAAATCCACATTTAAAAAAAAAAAAAATTCGTACAAAACAAAAATATGAGGACGCTTTACCATCTGATGTAGAACCAAAAGTAGACAAACCTAAAAGGGGAAGGAAGTCCAAACGAAAGACTGATTGATGAAATATGTTAGAGTATGTAGCCGCAGCAAATGCCGCTTACAGTGTTATACGAAAAGCTGTAGAGAATGGTAGAGAACTAACAAGTGTAGCAAAACATATTGCTAAATTCACTGATGCTACAGACCATATCAATGATACAAAGAACAAAAAGAAAAATAGTATTTGGACAAAATTTACTGGCAAAGAAGAGAATGATTTAGATGAATTTTTTGCATTAGAAGATTTAAAAAAAAAAGAAGAAGAACTTAAACAGTTAATGATATATTTAGGTAGGCCAGGTTTGCATGCAGATTATGTAAAGTTTTGTGTAGAGGCAAGAAAAAGAAGAAAGGCAGAGGCTGAAAGAAAAAGAAAAGAGGCAGCGGAACTTGCTGAAACATTGAGAGTTGGCTTTATAGTTTTTGCTAGTATTGTTGTTTTATTTTTGATAATATTTTTAGCAGCACAATATTTTAGAAGTTAGGAGGTCTATGATAGGTGCATTAATTGGACCAGTAGCTAACCTTGTAGGCACATGGTTCCAGAACAAAGTAGAAAAAACAAAAGCTGAGGGTGCTGTAAAAGTAGCGGAGGCAAAGGCAAGAGCCAGTGTAGCTGAGAAGGTAGCAGCTGGTGAGGTTGAGTGGGAAAGCACAATGGCTGCACATAGTGGTGATAGCTGGAAAGATGAGTTCGCCTTAGTTGTCTTATTAGCCCCAGCGATATTAGTTTTCATTCCTGGTTGTAGAGAGTATGTGCAAGAAGGGTTTGTTGTTTTAGGGCAACTACCAGATTACTACCAGCATTTATTGTACATAGCTATATCAGCTAGCTTTGGTATCAAAGGCGTAGGTCAAGCAGCAAAAATGTTTTCAAAGAAATAAGATTATGAGAAGATTTAAACCAGTACCCAAGGATAAAAAACATAAAGACATACCTAGTAAATATTTGAAGGGTAGAAAGAACAAAGATAAAAGAGCAAATGAGATTAGAAGAACGAGAAGATTATATAGAATGGGTAGATTAACAGGGGCTATGATGGATAGAATATCTAAAGAAAGAGCAGCGGACTAATGGCTGCACCGGAGAAGTATAGAAAGATGTTTGGTAAGAGCCGAGCAGATGCTATCTACAAACGAGGGTTAGGGGCCTTCTATAGCGCTGGTAGTAAAAGGGGTATGTCTGCGCATGCCTGGGCTGTAGCTAGATTGAAGGCTCACGCTAAAGGTAAGGCTACAGTTAAAAAAGCAGACGGAGATTTATTTAGAAAGAAAACTTAACAAAGGAGAAACAATGCCAGGAAAAAAACTTACAGCAAAACAAATGAAGATTGCCAGAGTTAGTAAACCAAGAAACAAAATAACTAGGGCTGACTTTAAAAAATTAAACACAAAGAAATCATAATGAAAGATAAAGGTATGATTGTATCAATGAGAGATACACAAAAGACTAAACAAGCTATGGACAATATTGTAAAACAATATAGAAAAGCGCCACTGAAAAAGAACACCGCCTTTGCAGCACGCAGAAAAAAATCTATGATGGGTTTAGCTTTGACACCACAAAGTAAAATGTATGACTTTTTATCTAAGTAAAAAATCTTTATCTATTCTTGATACAGTCAATCCTCCACTTCAAGAAGTAACACAACTTGCTATAAAAAAATCCAGAGTAGATTTTGGTGTAATCTGTGGCGTAAGAACTATGGCAGAACAACAGGCCTTAGTTGATAGCGGCGCCTCAAAGACTATGAAAAGCAAACATCTTGAAGGTAATGCCGTAGATGTTATGGCGTATGTAGGAAGTAGAGGTAGCTGGGAAATAACTTTGTATGATGATATAGCTGACGCCTTTAAAGCTGCTGCCGTTGAACTAGATATTGGAATTAGATGGGGTGCAGCATGGCATATACCAGACATAAGAGAATGGTTTGAACCAATGCAAGCAGCAACAGATAACTATGTAGATGTAAGACGCAAAGAAGGTAAGCGCCCTTTCATAGACGCCCCCCACTTTGAATTAATTTAACGAGTTTTACAACGCTGTTGCCAAATGGTATATCCGTACAATGTAACAGCTGGTCTATTGACCGGTTGTGATAAACCTTTGTAAACAAATTCACAATCATATTTTGCATTGTTCTCCATTGTTTGATTTACAAAGTCTCTTGTTTCTGGGTTAGCTAAATTAAGTAGTAATAATATTCCAAATAATATACTCATTGTTTTCCTTTCTGTTTATTTAACTATAGCAATACCTCTAGGGCTAGCTACAGCTTTGATTATATATCCTTTATTGTGTAGACAATTCAATAGCCTGTGCGCATTGGTATGTGCTGACATAGGTTTTATAATTTTTTCACCTGCAACTTTGCCACCACATATTTCTCTTACAGTAGGATAATACCCATACTCATTAAAGAATACTTTTATAAAGTGTAAGACCTCTGCTTGCCTGGGTGTCAACCCAATTTTAGGTTCCATTCTTTGCCTCACTCTCTAGTATCTTTTCTTCTTCGTCTTGTTCTGGGAAGAGACTATTTGAGCCATGTGGAGGCGTGTAATCAAGAGCCTTCTTTACCTCATCTGGGGTAACTACAGGCTGGGTGGGTTCTTTCTTTGCCTCCTCTGGATAGTCCTGTAATTCCTCTGCAGTTACAAGTCCTTTCAATGCGTCTGGAAAAGCGTCTCTTATTGCAAATCCCCTTGCCCTTAGTTGTAACATTCTTTTAGTATATTGTTGCCAGGGTCCAGGTTTATTAAGAAGGCGAGCCTGCTCTGCATCTTGCATAGAGAACTGACAAATTGTTATATCCTCTTTACCGGAAGGTAGTAACCTTGCTATCTCACAGGTAGCCACCATGGATTTATCCTGCAGCTTACCTTCAGTTGTTTCTTTTATTCCATTAAAGTTTTCTTGTTGTTTTACAAGGGCTAATAATGAGTCTCCCCACAGTGCAGCTTTACCACTTATAACAGCTATGTTTTGTAGGGACTGCATAGGCTTTAATCCTATTTCATATCCCCATTGTACAGCTACTAAAATGTTTGCTGGTTTACCCTTAAAATGTTCTGGTACCAAACCAGACTGCGACATAGCTTTAGCAAACTTCATAGCCTCTTCTATGTTAGCAGGGTTGTATAATGATAAGTCCTTAGTCATGTGTCTCCTCCTTTGTTGAGATTTTAAATGTGGACCTTGTTGTATATTCACCAGGAATATCAACCATTTTTCTTTTTGGCACACGCTTTGATGTTGACTTGACTGTTGTATTATTAACAATCATTACATCAGCATCAATACTATCCATGTGCATTTCAAGAAACTCTTGTTGTTCTTTTTTTATTTTTCTTTGACAGCTTTCCTCAGCTTGAGCCTTTTGAAATTTAGAAATACTTTCTTGCAAATCAACATTAGATTTATGGTCATCAATGACAACGACTTTATCACCAGGATTAATATCTTTTTCTGGCTCTGGATATGAGTCATCTGGGTCATCTACAATTATCCAAAATTGATTTGTTGCTTTCTTAATCATTTCACATAGCGCTTTATCTCTACGAAAATACCAGGCATGTAGCTTGCCTTTGACTCCATCAAAACAAACAATCACGCCCCAGGGTAGGTTAGCACATAGCATCTGGGCGTTAAGTTGTATCTTCCATTCCATTCTGCAACCGGAAAAATCATAGTCTGTTTTTATTTCCATGGCACCTTTGCCTGTAAAAAAGTCATTGTTATATTCAACTTCGCTGCCCTTAGTTATTGTTATTATCCGGTCTAATGTTGCACCAAGTTTCACCTTGTTATGTAAAAATGCTTTTGTTGGTTCTTCTGTCTCAGCAAAGATACCTTTATCTTTTAGAGTATGCACATACCAGGGAACTATTGCGTGTTCAAGATATGACCCCCTCAACATAGCTGCTTTATTAAAGTAAATAGGTTTATCTATTTCCTCAACACCAGCTTTTGCTTTGCGGTGTTCAGCTAGTATTTGGTTAGGTGTTTTAAATCTACTGTTACCCATTAAAATTGTGCTAGCCTCACTGGCTCCCAGCACTTCTCCGGTTTTAGTTTTCTTACCTGTTAATTTAATTTCTGGCATAGTTCATCTCCTTTGTAATAGCAATAACATTTGTCAACGAGTGCGCAGGCACTCATCATAAAAATATAAATCATAATTAAACATGATAAAAATATCATGCCTTCAAATATAGTTTTCATTATGCAGCCCTCCTTAAAATATTCATCACTGTTGATGTATGCCAGCTGCCATGCTTTCTAACTGTAGGTATTTGTTTTGCATTTAGGTCAGCTGCCACTTGCTTTATAGTCAAGCCTTGCTGTCTTAGCTGCTGGATTAATGGTAAATATTTTTCTGCATTTTTGTCAGCGTCTTTTTTGTTTGTAGCTGCGCCCTTCAATCCGCTGGCCTTAGTTATATTTCCAAGCCGTTTAATTTTTTTTCCGGTACTTGAAATAAAAAAACCTTTGCTTTTTATTTCTTCAAGTTTACCTTGCAAGGCGGCGCTTGTTCGCTGTGATATTTTTATTCTTTCAGTTTGTTGAATTGTGAAAAATATTCCGGCTGTTTCTGGTTCCAGGTTTGGCTGGTCTAACGCAATCAATTTAATTTTTTTACTCATTACATAATCACGATACCAGGTAGAAATTTCAGCTAGGTCCCTGCCTAGCCTGGATATATTAGCAACTACTAGCGGTATCTTTTTTTTTATTGCTAACTTTGTAGCGGCTAGCAGCTGCGGCCTCTTATGGTTTGGAGTCTTACCGCTGACGCCTACCTCTTTAAACCAATGTATGGTAGCTGCTGGGAAGGCCTGGCTGATTGTAAACTCTTGGGCCTGTATAAATTGCGTTGCCGTTGATACTCTAGGCAAGGCGCAAAGTTCTTTGATGTTTGTATATGTCATGGTTTTGTTTTCCTTATGTAAATATTTTGTTCTGTTTAATAATAAAGATATTGCCCCAGCTAGTCAAGGCCAGGGCAATTTGGCAGGTAGTCCATGAGAACAAAAGGAAGGAAAAACGCCTGCCAAATTCTCAATATAATACTTTGTAAAATAAAACTCAGTCAACATTTTTATTTTCGCTGCCCTTAGTTGTCAGATAAATCCAGGGTAAGCCAGTCAAATTTTTCTATTGGTTGTTTGCAATTTGTACAAACCTTGGCGCACCAGCTGAAGTTATAAACCAGCTGCCGCCTATGGCAGCAAGGACAAACAATAGAACGCCCACGCCTGGGCGCCCTTATGTTTTT